GTCCCTGACAGTTCAGTGCTGTTAGGAACCACGCTTTACGCCGCAGGGCTTTACCGTGAACGCGGGACCACTGGAGACAGTTACGCGTCGTTTGGTGACATGACAGGACCACCGCTCATGACCTTGGGTCGAGTCAACCAGTTGCTCGGCATTAAACGATCGCAGTGTGCATGAAATGGCAGGCATCTTCACGGACGCGATTGATGCTGTCTCAGCAACGATCACGGCTCTCGGGCTTAAGCCTGTCACTGATCCTCGGAACGCTCGACCGCTTACTGTTTTTATTGAGTTACCTGTTTTCACTGCGTTCAATAACCAAACAGCGGACGTCACGATTGATCTCCGAGTGTTGGGCGCGCCACCCGGCAACAGCGACTCTACGACGTACATACTCGGAGTCGTTGATCAACTGATGGACTCCACTCTCGCAGTTGTATCTGGACGGCCTACGCTCGCTCAGATCGGATCGCAAGATCTACCTGCTTACGACCTCACAATTAGAATCGGCTCAAGCCGCAGATAAAAGGACAAACAATGCCCACAACTTACCTATCAAACCCAACCGTCAATGTCACCAGCCCGTCAGCAATCGCGCTCACCAGCAACTGTTCTGCAGCGGTATTGACCCTTACGGCAGAGGCGCTTGAAAACACGAGCTTCGGCCAGACATCCCGCACCTACACGGCTGGGTTGTTCAGCAATGAATTGACCTTGACCTTGTTTCAAGGTTACGGAACTACCGAAGTTGAAACCTACTTGAACTCTTTGTTCGGTGTTGCCTCCACTATTGTTGTCAGCCCGTCTGGAACAACTGAGTCCGCTTCGAATCCTGAGTACACGCTCACTGGTTGTTACCTTGAGACTGTCACGCCGATTAACGCGACTGTCGGTGAACTGTCAGTCGTTGAGGCCGTGTTCAAGGGTGGTACCTACGGTCGCGACATCGTGACACCGTAATCCGTAAACTGATCCAATCCCGACTAGGAGAACCATGAAACTTACACTTAGCGTCCGACTCACTGATGGTGAGACTTACCGAGTAATCACGAACCTGTTTGTGATCATTTCGTGGGAGCGTAAATTTAAACGACGAGCATCAGATCTGAGCAATGGGATCGGGATGGAAGACCTAGCGTTTATGGCTTACGAGGCCAGCAAACAACAAGGTCACCCGGTCCCAGTCTCATTTGATGAGTTCGTGAAAAAGTTAGAAGATCTAGAAGTTGTGGAGACTGAATCCGCAGTCCCTACGCAGGAGGCCACCGACGTCAGCTAGCAGCTCTGCTAGTTGAAACTGGGTTCTGGCCTCCACAAATAACATTTGAGACAGACGATCTGGCAACTTGTGTGCAGATCATCAACGAGCAGAGAAAGAAAACCTGATGCCAGCAGATCTGAGACTTGATACTTATGGTCTGCAAGACGCATTGAAGAAGATGCACAAAATTAATCCTGCTATTCGTCGCACTTTGCTTAAAGATACGAAGGTCGCGGCTCAGCCTTTGGTGGATCTGATCAACAGTCGAATCCCAACGACACCACCGTTAAGCGGTATGAATCACAACGGTCGCACCGGGTGGAAGAACGTTAAGAAGGTGCAGATCTCGTTAAACACTCGCAAGCCTCGCAAGGGTTCGGCGACTGCTGGCGCTGAACAGATCGCAGTGGTTCGTGTGGTCACTAAGGGCGCTCCTGTAGCGATTACGGACATGGCTGGCCGTGCAGGTGGCATTAAGTCGCGCCGAGAGTCAAAGTATCGCCGACCTAATTTTGCGTCAGCTCTTCAGGGTGAACCGTCGCGCTATATGTGGAAAGACATAGATCAGATGGTCGCCGAAACTGAACGGGCTTTGAAGCCGATCATTGACCAGTTCATGGTTGATGCACAAAGAGAGTTCAACTGATGGCTATCAACCTCCCAATCATTTCTGAGTGGAATCCCAAGGGCATAGATAAAGCGATTGCCGACTTTAAGAAACTTGAAACCAACGGCCAGAAAGCCGCGTTTGCTATTAAGAAAGCAGCGGTCCCCGCAGGGCTTGCCATCGCAGCTCTTGGCGCTGTTGCTGTTGACGCTGTTAAAGCGTTTATGGAAGATGACAAAGCCGCCCAACTACTTGCCACCAGCCTAAGAAACACTACGGGCGCTACTGAAAAACAAATAAAGTCAGTCGAAGCGTTTATAACTAAGACGTCTATTGCCGCAGCTGTATCTGATGACGAACTACGCCCAGCCATGGACAAGCTTGTACGAGGTACTGGCGACGTCACTAAAGCACAAAAGCTAATGAATTTGGCACTAGACATTTCTGCCGGTACAGGCAAAGACTTAGGCGCTGTATCTGACGCCCTGTCAAAAGCGTTCAACGGCCAGTTAGGACCACTCAAGAAGTTAGACCCAGCTCTGGCAAGCCTGATTGAAAACGGCGCTACAACTGACGAAGTTTTTGCCGCATTGGGCGACACTTTTAAAGGTGCCGCTTCGACTTCAGCTAACACCGCTTCAGGCAAAATGAAATCGTTCACCATTCAAATGGGCGAATTCAAAGAATCAATCGGCGCCGCAGTATTTCCAATAGTCGACAAACTGTTACCAGCGTTCAAATCTGTTGCCGACTTCGTAACCAACAACACCACGTTAGTAGTAACTCTGGGCGCTGTCATTGGCGGTTTGGCTGTTGCCATTATTGGTGTCAATGCCGCAACCACAGCATGGGCCGCAACAACCAAAGCAGCTGCCGCAATCCAAGCAGCGTTTAATGCTGTCATGGCACTAAACCCAATCTTTCTAATGGCAGTTGCTATTGCCGCAATCATTGCAATTTTTATTGTATTGCAAGCAAAATTTGACATATTTGGTAAAGCAATAGACGGAATCAAAACAGGCTTTATGGCTTGGTGGGGCGTTGTCCAGTTCGTGTTCGGTGCAGTCAAAACAGGGTTCGCTGAATTAGCCAATCTTGGCAAGGCGATCTTTGACGGTATTGGCGGAGCGTTCAAGGGAGTCATCAACGCTGTTATTTCGGCAATGGAAAAGGGCTTGAACTTTGCGATTAAAGGATTGAACATTATCCTTGACGGAATTGACAAAGCTGCCGGGCCTTGGGTGAATTTCGGAACGATCCCAGATGTCAAGTTGCCTCGACTAAGTGAGGGGGGCATTACGACGGGCCCAACAATCGCGATGATTGGCGAAAAAGGGCCAGAAGCCGTTATCCCGTTAGAACGCCTTGGCAGTATGGGCATGGGTGGCAACACGATCACGGTCAATGTCAACGGTGGCGACCCCAACGCTGTTGTCGCAGCTCTACGGACCTATATGTTTCGTAACGGCCCGTTACCAATCACGGTGGCGTAATGGCTTCAATCACATGGACAGCATTCAAAGTCGTTGGCGCAACTTTCACCCAATTAAACGATTTGCAGTCAATAAATTTTACTGCTAATCGTGCCAACGTGCAAGACCCGTTTCGAGCAAGTTACTTTCAATTGTCAGGTCGTAACCCGTCAACATTGCCAACGCTGGCAGTCGGCGATTCAATCATGGTCAAAGCCACTTATGCTGGAACCGATTATTATCAGTCATCTAACAAAGTTGCTGACCTACAAATTGACTACGGTTTCACTAGCAACCTTGACCGCTGGTCATTAACCCTTGAAAACAGTTTGGCTAACGCTGGCAGAACTGTCACAACTGTTTCGTGGCCTGCTGGGTATACGACATATCAGGCCGCCGCCGATTTGTGTACTGCCGCCGGTATTACTCTTAATTCAACTGGTTTAGCAACTAGGGCTTCTAGTTTCGTGTCTGCACAAACTTTGACTAATGCGAATGTGTTGCAAACTTTGCAGACACTTATTCAAACTGAACAAGGCATAATTTACGGTCAAGAGTCCACAAACATTCAATGGTTAGGTCGAGCCGAACTTGACGAAGCGATACCCATAGCCGAATTCAATGATGGCACTTTGGCAGCTACGCCATTTGTAACGCAACTCAAATTTGACAATATCCAATTTGCTGGTA